GGTCAAGCTCTTCGGAAAGCTTGGAGATCGTCGCTTGCGTTTTGCTGATTTGCAGTTCGGTTTTCGTGACCGCTTCTTCGGCAGTCTCGATCTGCGCCTCAAAGGCTTCGAGGGCCGCTTTCGATTTGTCGAACTCTTGCGTCATCTTGCGCCATGCGCCGATGTTCTCACCGATAGGTCCACCGAGAGACGCGATGCCCTGCTCTATCTCGCCCCACTTGATGTTATCAATGGCTTTCGACCAGCCGACCAGAGCGGTAGCTGAAAGGGCTTTGAAAGCATTGTCGAGTGAAGCCCCAAGCGCGATTGATGGAGCGGCGGCACCGGCACCTTTGGAGATTTGCTCCCCCATGTACAAGCCAGCGTCATACGGATTATCGAACATGGGGTTAACGGAAGTCTGCGTGTTGACCGTCATGGTGGCGGTCCAGCCCTGATGAGCGCGTGTCTTAGCGGCGGTGATGAGGGACTCGTCCACGTTGGGGACGAGAGTTGCAGACCATCCCTGCCGAGCGCGTGTCTTAGCGGCGGTTATCTGTGATTCATCAACGTCTGGCACGAGCGAAGCGGTCCAGCCCTGATGAGCGCGTGTCTTAGCGGCATCCACCTGTGACATGTCCACATCGGGAGTGATGTAGATTGTGGGAACCCAACCTTCTTTGAGTTGGTCAAGCGTGGGGGTGTCTGTGGTTTCCTTGACCCGCAAGTCTATGACCTTGTTCGGGTCTTTGCCCTTGACTGCTTTCTCAATCTTGGCGACAAGTTTTTTCTCGTCGGCGGTTAGTGCAACCTTCGACTCGCGCTTCTTGTTAATGACCTCCATCATCTTGGAGTCATCAGCGTCTAGCTTGAGTTTATATTCCTTTTTCCCGCCGCCCATCCAATCGGCTAGTTTCTTTATTCCGCTGATAAGCCCTATGGGGTTGAAGGCGTTGGCGAAGTTGGCAAGCTTGTTCAACCATCCAAGAATGGTAGGGGCTTTGACGGCATTGAGAACATCAAACGCCCCGGCGAGTGCGCTTAGATTGTCCTTCAATATCGGGAGCGCGGTTGTACCGACTTCGATAGCAACGGCTTTGAGTTCGTTCAGGGTTGTTTTGAACTGGAGCGCTGTTGTGTCGGACATGGTGCCGAACATCTGCTCGGTTGTCCCGGCGCGTTTGCCCATCTCTTCGAGGTCTTTGGCGAAGTCTTTCGTGGAGACACCCGCAAGCGGGAGGACGGCTTTCAACGCTCGAATGTTCGGGAAAAGCGTGGCGAGTTCTTCATCGGGAACCTTCTCGGCAAGCTCCATCATCGAAGCCGCAAGCCCTTTGGTGCGGAGGTTGGCGAGGGAAAGCTCGATGCCGTACTGCTTCGATACGTCAACAGCCTCTTTGGTAGGCTTGAGATACGTCATCATGGTCTGGTTGAGAGCCATGAACGCAGTCTCGGCAGGAACGGCTTTTTTCGTCAGCGTGGCGACGGCGGCAGAGACTTCCGTGAATGGAACCTTCGCTATCGCCGCGGTGCCGGTGGCCTTGCCCATGTTGGCTACAAATTCTTCGAGAGTGATGGAGCCGCGCTTGACCGCCATGTTCATAGCGTCCATGTAGTCCGTTGGACCCTTAAGTTCCACGCCCGAATTAGCGTAGGCGTTCTGGACGGTCACGAGGGCTTCCGTGGCGGCTTCGAGTTCGGCTATCCCGCCTGTGGCACCTTTGGCGGCAATCTCCAGAGTAGCAAACTGTTCGGCATCTGAGGCATCGGGCATATCCGACTTAATCCAGTACAGAGCCTCTGCCATGTCTTTCGCGGATTGTGGGAACTTCCGTGACATGTCAAGAACGGAATTGCTCCATTCTTGCATCTGTTGTTTAGAGGCATCGGCAACCGCGCCCGCCTTGGCGATTGATTCTTCAAAGTCCACGGCGAGCTTGAGAGATGCCGCGCCGGCCGCCGCCGTCGCCATTACGATACCCGTTCCCATGCCAGCAAACGAGTTGGAGACTTTGCCCGTGGCGGCAGTTGCTTTTGTAGCAGAGGCGTTGATGGACGAGTCCAGGCCCGTCATCATGCCCTTTGCCTGTGCTATTCCAGCGGCGAGCGGGGCGGTGTTAAGCCCCACCGATGCCGAGATTGTGCCTAGGTTGATACCCATTACTTAGCCTCGTATTTCGGGTCTTCGAGAAACTTGAACTTGTCGGCCTCGCCCGATTCCCTCTTGAACTTCTCATCCAGCATTTCGAGGTACAGCCAGAAGTCGGTCATCTTCAGTGCGAGGATTTCAGACAGCGTCCAGCCGAAGTTCAGCGAGAACGAAAAACACGCTTCGTTGAAAAACTTGGTGAGCGTTATTCCTCGACCTTTTCCTCGCTTTCTGAACCTAAAGGGGGGGTGAGAATCTCCATCGCTATCTGCGCCCGGTAGATCGCGTTCAACTGATGAGCGGGCATCTTCTCAAGTTTCTTCTTTGTCAGTTCGGGGTAGTGCGGGTTGAGAAGGTCGAAGTAAAATTGAAGTGCCGCGTCCACACCTTCCGTTGACAGAAGCGTGGCTTCCTCGTTGCTCGATCGCTTCTCATCCGCTTCAAGAACCTTGCGGTACTGCGCGGCGGTAAGTTCGGGGATTTCGTAATCTTTCCCGTCCACCTTGATATCCATGATTCCTCCCTGGGGGTAAGCCCCCCCGCCCCAGGGAAGGGAACGGGGGGGCATTTGCGTTTACTCGGTCGGTATCGTTGCCGTGGTTGACCAGCAGAGAACAGGCATCGCGGCAGGGGTGTAGTTGGGGTTGTCCACGCACTTGATATCTATCTCGTTAGTGGCGTACTCCTCCTGTCCACCGCCTTCCTTGAAGAACGCGGGCTTGCACTGGTAGAAGTGCAGTTCCTTGTACTTCTCGACGTTTGACCCATCGACTATCGCGAGGTACAGGCGTAACTCGTAGTCGTAAGCGTCATCCTGCTCGTCCGGGGTCGGGGCGCAGTAGCCGGTGGCGCACGGTGGAGAGGATGCATCGTAGGTTATAGTCCCTACCGACCCTCCCATCGTGTACTGAAGATCTGCGTCTTCGCAACAGAACGAAAGCTTGAGCGTCCCGCCGGTGAGCGTGTCGCTGTCCTGCATGACGTTCTTGATTCGACCTCCGCAACGGAGAACGGACCTCTTGCCCTCCTCGATCTCCGGGGTCCAATCCCAGTCGATGATATTGTCTGAGATGTACCATTCGGGGCCGGTTGACGGCCCGCCGGTAGCAGAGAGCCTCTTAACGTGGACCTCTATCGGTTCGTACACTATGAGGCAATCGCAATCTGCCATTTCTTTCCCTCCTTTCGGGAATTAAAAAAGCCCCCGAAGGGGCTAAGATGAGGCCGGTTGAGTGACCTACTTGGCGAACTTATGGCGTTTCAGAAAGTCGCGCTCCAGGCGCGTCAGGCCGTGGACCTCACAGCCTTTTTTGAGTTCCACAATGACGGTATCAAACTCGACATTGCAGGTGCGGGATGCGATAAGCGGCCTGCGCTTTCGCGGTTTCGGCTTCTCTGGTTGAGGAGAAAAGCTCGAATAGTCGTTCATGGTTCCTCCTATGTCGTAAAGGGCATCGGCACCCAGAACTTGAGACGGATAGCGTTGCCCTGGACGGCTTCTATCCACATATCAATCCTAGAGTCTCGTAAGTATCGAGGGCTGAACAATGCCCCGGACGGACACGTTACGGTTTGATGGTGGAGCGCGGATACAACGGCATCGGCTATGGGGTCGAGTTCGAGTATGTTAGACGGCTCACCGATTACCAACACTTCCAACTGCATATGATGAGCGCAATGTCCAGCAGAGAAAGATGGTAGTTCCCCAAGGAACGCCATCTCAATCAAAGGCTTCTCGGTATCGGCGGGGGCCGTCCACTCCCAGAATACCCTGCTGGACACCTCTGTTATCTCTGTGACCAAGTGGTCATATATGCCTTCTCGCAAGTCTGCGTAGTTCATGACCCCAACCTAAATCCATAGCCGCCGCCAGCCGCAATCGCTCTTAGTTCCGCAAACAACAGGTAGAGATTGTGGGAGCGCGCCTCTTCGAGAATCTTATATTCGTCTCTAAAGAACCACGCCGTCTCCAGGTAAACATTCGTCATGATGTCGCCATAGATGGTAGAGGTGATCTGCGCCTGTCCAGCGTCCGTCTCAGACTGTATCGAGCTTGTGGCGGCACCCGTCCTATCAGTCCAGCGTTTGGATGTCTTGGCGTGATTCACGGACTCTGTGATGTGCTTATCCATAGCAGCTTCAAAGAGTTTGTTCATGCTTTTGCCAACAGCGGTCAGTTTGGCGTTGACTTCCATAGACCCGCTCATGACGCTACACAATCTGCTTGAGTGTGGTTATCGATATTTGAATCATCGTAGTACCTGATCCCTACTATCCGAAAAGTGCGCCCGTTGTAAACGAACGTGTCGTATGAGTCATGACCCACCGCAATATTCGCTTGGCCGTCCACCAACAGGCCGTGGGTTATCGTCTTCACTTCACCTTCAGGTATCGTGACTTCCCGCATGTTGCGGGTGGAGTATTGGTAAACCCTCGCGGTGATAGCGTCGAGCGTTGTCTCGGTCCACGAGAACCCGCCAGCGTTCTGGACTTTCGTGTGGCGGGTGATGGTGATCGTGGAGGTGTCGTAAGAGATTATCGAAGGGATCATGACTCGAACCTCGGGTCAATCCCGTCATAGTATTTCTGCCTTCGGTACTCGGGCCACGGCTGATCCCTACGAGTAGCAGAGAACGAAGACGAACCCATAAGTTCCCTTGCGCGGCTCTCGCAGTATTTCTTGTCCACGGTCACGGAGACGTCCCCCACCTTGTAGGAAATGGGTTTGTTAGCCGTGAGTCCAGCAAGCCATATCCAACCCCTCCCGGCGGCTCTCAGGACGTTGTACGTAGGTGTCCATCCAGACTGCGCGGGGTGAAGCCCTGCCGAGTCCTGGACTTCCTCAAGGAGAAGGAACCTGTCTATCTCAGCGTCCGTGAACGCGTACACAGAGGGATCATGGAGATAAAATCTTACCGATGCTCGGACGGTTGCCATGCTCATAGCGTCTCCTTGATCGGGCTTTCACGCTTAGAAAGAACCCGGTAATACTTTCGTTTCGCAGAAACCCTTTCGGGTAAACGGTCTTCGCCGTAGTGAACGATCAGGTTCTTTTCCAACCTCTTCCCTTTGTAGTGGTTGCCGGGCTTCTCCAATAATGCAAATGTGCGTTCTTTCGAGTCGTGCAACCAGTAATGCTTCTTGGCGTAATGCAATCCTTGTACATGGCGAAACAGTCTCACGCGGTCCATCATGTGGATGGGAATTGACCGCTCCAACTTGACTATCCCCATGTCGGCTTTCGGGATTTCCAGCGGCCCGGTCCACTCCTCGTCAGCGTCCAGGTGGAGATACCAATCTCCAACAGAGCCGACAATATAACGGTTGCGCTTCTCAAGTTCTTGAAGCCCCGAAGCAAAGATGATCCGCGCTCCCATTTTTTCGAGGTATTCAAGAGTCCCGTCTGACGAGTAGTCTTTGGCTCCAGGGAAGTCTGAAAACCTACCGTCAACAGCGACAATCTCATCGACTATCGGGGAGAGCGATTGAATCGTCTTGCGGATCAGGGGGTAGTCGTTATAGGTTATTAGAACCCCGTAGAGCATTGATCCTCTTTGCACATGAAGCCAATGTAGGCACGTAGTCTTTCTTGAGCCCGGACCTGATGAACATGTCCGTATCTTTCGGAAGGCACTTCCCGCCAAATCCCCTGAACCCGTCCTGGAGTACATCCAAATGAGTTTCACAAACGTATCTGTCGGCACACAAGCCTTTACGCACGTTCTCGTAATCGGCCCCGTACTTTTCGCAAAGGTCGTAGACCTCGTTGGCGAACGTCACCTTGATTGAGTGGTGAGTGTTCAGCGAGAGTTTCAAAATCTCCGCTTCGGTTGGCGACATGATAAGCGGCTCACCGAACGGCTCGTGGAGCTTCTTGAGCATTGTCGGGACGGCCCTGCCTCCGAAAACCACTTTGTCCGGGTGGAGGAAGTCTTCATTCGATGTTCTCTCTGTGAGGAATTCGGGAACGTAAACAATATGCTTGCCGTACTTGTTTATCAACGTGTCCGTAGTCCCCGGCATCAAGGTCGTTTTGATAGCGATGATGTCGGCAAGTTGCCATTCCTCCACAACGGCTTCAACCGCATTCTTGTCGTAGACACAAATGAACACGATGTCTGAGTCGAGAAGGTTCTCGGCATACCCTTTAGCCGGGTCGTGCTTTAAGATTTCGTGGCCCAGAGATTCAAACCCGTCAGCAACAGCCGAACCTACGGTCCCAACTCCGCACACTCCGATAATCATGCTTTTGCCAACACCTTTCTCCAAACAGACTTGTAGTCAAACCCTTCCCATGATTGCGCTTCGGCCTGTTTCCTCGCCCAGCGGGAATGCTTAGGTGTATCGATGGTCAACAGCCATTCAAGTTTCTTCTTCATGTCTTCAACTGAGATTCGGTTGAACATGGTTCCCTTGACCCACTCGCCCGAATATATCCTTCGCTCGCAAGGGTCGATGAGAAAGTGCCTGTCGTGCTGAAAGAGGTTCATGGGGTCCGCGTTGGTAGTAAGAGTCGGCATCCCGGATGCCATGCCCTCCAAAACTGTTCTCCCGTATCCCTCGAACGCCATCGGGGCCAGAAGTATGTCACCGTCTTTGTAGTTGTCGGCGGGGTCTACCGTGTTGCCGATTCTCCATTCGATTCGCTTATCGTCGGATGCCACTTCTTCGGGAAACCGCTGCTGCGCATGGAGTATCAATTTCGCTTCGGGGTCTTCAAGTTGCTCGAACGCTTTTACAACCACTCCGACCTGTCGCCTGTCGGCATGCCAGCCAAACCCCACATTCATCACAAAGGTATGCCCCGTTCGTTCGATGAACGGGAACGGCTTGACGGAGATCGGCAGGAACACCAACTTCTTGCGCTGTTGACGCGCCTTCTCGTAAGCCTCGTAACACGGGCATATCAGCAAATCGGCGGCGAGCCTTTTCGCGGAGAACGTCTCGTGCATCGGGATAGCGACTGTCTTAATCCCGTGTTCCGGGGCCAGCTTGTAAATCGCATCGTGGAACGGGGTCTCAAGAAACAGAATCACGTTCGGTTTGTACTCATCAAACCATCTCAAGATGTCGGGGATTCGCGGCGGTCGGACTGACGTTATCTGACGGTCGGTCCACCTTTCCTGACCCTTTATCCCTGAGTTTACCGAAAGGATCGAGTCGGCCCCCAGGCAGGTCCAGAAGTCCCACATGAACGCGCCGATGCCCGATGTCCTGTTGGTATAACCGATTATGCCAAGTTGGAGATTATCTCCCAAAACTCCTCCATCCTGGCATCCCACGTGTGATACCTGGATACGCATTCCCGCCCGGCTTGCGCGATTCTTTTCCTCTCGTGCGGGCGGTCGAGGTAGTGGTTTATCTTCTTGAACAGGTCAGCGTGACCGTTGTAATAAACGAGGTGTACGTTATCCTCAAAAACCTTCTCCATGTCCGGGACTCTCGGATGCAAAACAAACCCTCCGCAAGCCAGATGCAGGTATACCCGGTTGGAATAGTAGCCCGGCAGGTCGTTTACGGCGTTATCGCAAACCATGATTTTCGTCTGGTTGACCGCCCGCGAATGGTCGGTTCCCCTGCACTTCCCATCCTTGCCGTAGTGAACGAAATCATATCTACGGTTCATCTCATAAATCATTTGCCGGCGTTTGGCGTTGTACGCTCCACCGATGAACCCGACATCGTGTTTCAAAGTCGTGGTTACGGGGTAGTACCATTCGGGGTTGTACGCTTGCTTGAACCATCGCCTTTTAATCCCGGCTTCTTTGTAGGCTTTGTTCTGGCTCCCGTCTGTCGATAGGACCATGCCGAAGTATCTCAGCGGGGGGAAGTACAGTTTGTCCCGGCCCTGCCAACCCACTATCAAATCGAAGTAGTGCGCTATCTTTAGGGCTTTGGTTTCCTTCCAGAACTCAATCGGTTGACTGTAAGGCACTGTCGTTAAAACGATGTCGTATTCTCTTTTGAGAAACTTCTCGCGGTCTAGTCGGTTGTAACAGTACTTATCGACCTCAGCTTTCTTCGAGAGTGCTTTGGAGACTCCCCATTCGGTATGCCATTCCCCGAAATGCCCGATGTAACCTATCCGCATTTTTCCAAGAAGACTAGCGGAGCGGTTTCCTTGAAAGTGGTACAGCACTCAACGGCGAAATCCGATGCCGGGACTTTCGCGAGTTCCTTCCCCGGCCCCACTCCAGTCCTTGGAACGAACCCGCAACCGATAACAAACTCTAGCGCGGGGCAGAGGTCTTTGACGGGGTTGTCAAAACATCTCGGATGAAGCTCCGCGAATATCCAAGAATCAGGGGGCATGGACTCGATTGTCTTAACGGCCCCCTCTATCATCTCTTTCTCGTAACCGTCGATGTCGAATCTCAAAAGATTTGGAACTATGCCGAACTCATCAAGCGGCAACTCTTTGATGACGACTTCCTTCACACCGCCGGGGCGGTTGGCGGTCATGTCGAGCATGTATCCCCGGTTGGACTTCTGGTGTTGCATGAACCGCGCTTCGCCGGTTTTGTTACCGGCGGCGAAGTGGTGTACCTCGATATCCAAAGTGTTCAGCGCAACCGACCGGCGAAGTATCCTCACGTTGGAAGGATTTGCCTCGATCGCGTGTACCTTTGCGCCCTGCTGGGCTTCGATGAACACATAGAACCCTAGCGATGCTCCAAGGTCGAGACAGGTCCAGCCCTTTTGGACAATCTTTGAAAGGATATATGGACAGTCGCCTTCGCGTGAGCCGTTCTCCAGCAGTTCCCTTGATTGTCCGGGGTCGTTTGTGTCGAGGTACATTCTTGTGCCGTGGATGCGTCTCTCTACGAGCATGGTTCCTTCCTCAGAAACACTTTCGGGAACCCCGATGAACCACAGATGGAATCTGCAAAGTCTTTGGGATGCATAACCTTCGGGCCGAAGATTCTCCGTGGGACGAACCCGTGTTTCTGGATTTGCTTTATCGCGGTTCTCAACTTCGATTTGTCTTTGCCGAACTTCAATGGGTGAAGGTCGATGAACATCCACGAGGCGACATCCATGTTTGACAAAGTGTCGTATCCACCTGAGACCATGTGGACCTCTGCGCCTTCGATGTCACAGCGGATCAGGTCCACCTTTCCTATCCCGTTCTTCTTAACAAAGCTGTCAAGCGTGATGGATTCGACTTTTTCTGTGCCGTTCTTTGAGACCCTCCCACGGTCGGAGCGGCCCGGTGACGGGGAGAACTTCACGGTCCCGTCATACCCCGCAATCGCGAGGTTGTGGACCTCGACGTTGTGAAAGCCGTTTAGAACCCTTGCGGCCTCCATGATGTGTGCGTTGTGGGGGTCTGCTTCGATTGCGTATACCCTTTCGGCCTTCTTCGCTTCAAGGAGCATGTAGAAACCCAAACAGGCTCCCATCTCGATAACCGTCCAATCGGGCTTGATAATCTTGTCCAGAAGGTCGGGGGCTTCGCCCTCCCATTTCATGCCCTGCATCAACTGAGTGGACATGCCCTTGTCTTCTGTGTCCAGGACCATGAGAAAGTCTCGTATCTGTTTTTCAACCAGCATCATTCACACCTGTGATTCTTGAGGTCTTCCGCGTCTATCCCGACATAGCCACACGCGCAGATATTCATTACGGGTATCATCTGCGGCTTGACCGTGGGCTTTGGGTCGGGTCTGGTCTTTTGGATCAACTTAGCCATGCCTTGACGGATAAGGTTCTGGCCCTGCTTATCCCCAACCTTGACCGTTGAACCCTTCTTGAAGGTACAGCCTTTTGATTCTTTGGTGATTTGTACGAGCATAATTTTTGGGGGGTAGCGGGGGGGCCGAAGCCCCCCCTGGATTGACTAGATTACGGGAACGCCGGTGACTTTCGCGAGTGCGTTATCGTCCTTGATCGCAAAGCCTTTCCGGATGACAAAGCGGTAAGCCGTCATGTCCTGCTCCCAGAGGTTGATCGGGTCTTCGGAGCCCTGCGTCAGGGTGGCCTCGTTGGACACCGCCACCTGGAGGCCCGTCCTGTCGCCTACGAAGACGTAGGGGAAGTGGGCCAGCAGGATTTCGTATCCAGCGGGCGAGTCCTGCTCTGCCACCTGACGGGTGAAGCAGATCGGAATCCCGAACACGCAGTAGCGGTCGCGGGGCTTACAGTCGCCCAGGTTCTCGGTGTAGATCGGGCGGTTCTGGTTGTCGCGGAGGTCGCGCAGGATGTGCTTGACCCTCGGATGAGCAACCATGCCCGTTACGTCGAACCCGTGCGCCTCTACCGCGCTGATAGCCTCTGAGATATCGCTCGCGAGGTCCACGCCAGTACCGTAGGGTACAGTGTGGGCCGCCGGCGTGTTGCCAGAGAGCGAGTCGGCAAACGGAGTCGTAGGCTCGTAGCCCAGGAACGTCCTGTCGATCGCTTCGATGAACGCGCCCGATACGTCAGTCTTGATGAGCGCACCCATATTGTGGTCCGCGTCTTCAAGAAGCTGGTCCTCGAACGGGACGATAACCGCCATTTTCTCGGCAGTGAGAGTCACCAGTTCAAAATCGGGGGCATCCTTCTGCTTGGTCGCCATGCCGTCAACCCAGTAGCCATCAACGCCGGTGGCGAATTTCCGCATGGACAGGGTCAGGCGGGTCATCGGAAAATGCCTCGCAAAACCTTCCACACAACCGCCGTCACGGATGATCTGATTGACTTCAGCCGTAAGCTCGTCAGGTACAAAATACCCGCCCTGGCTCAAGACCTGTTCGTTTATCGTGGGAATTGACATTGTCCCTCCTTCCAATAAAAAAGCCGCCCGGAGGCGGCGTGGGACGTTTGTGGTTTATTTCTTAGCTCCCGCTTTCAGCAGGTCGGCCCACTGCTGGTCAGTGGACGGGTTAGCTTTGACGGGTTGACCGCCTACTCCCGGAGAAGGCGGCTCTTCGGACTTCACAAGGTAAGGCTTCTCTTTCAGCAAATCGGAGAGGGACTTCTTGATGTCCACCTCGTCTTCGATGTCCAAAAGTCGGTAGGCCGCTTCGGGGTCCACCACGTTCATCTTGGATGCCTCTGATAGAACCTTCGCCTTGATGTCGGCATCCGACATCGCCTTTCGGTTGGTTTCGAGTTCCTTTTCGAGTTCCGATACCTTGCTGAGAGCGCGTTCCAGGTCGCTCTTCTCGGAGTCCTCTTTTTCCTTCTGAGCTTTCGACAAAGACTCAACCTGCTTCTCGACTTCGCGGAGTTTCTTTCGGTAAGAAGCCGCCTCGCCTCTAAGCTCTTTGACGTATGACTCATCGTAGGTTTTGGACTCTTCTGTACCCTCTGTTTCTACTTCGGGCTCGGTCATTCGTGACCACTTCCTTTCGCGTCTAGCGTTTTCTCTTGCCCTTTTGAAGGTTGGGCTTGACCGTGATTTTCGTAATTGGCTTCCCAGAGCCCTGTTTTGAACGTACCCGACCGGCACTTACTCTTTTGCATCAGCCTCTACGGGGTGCCATTACAACTCCAGCCATTCTTTGATTCCGAGATTGTCAGTTCCGTCTTGTGCGTACTGGTCTAACGCCTCGTTCCATTCCTCGTAGGACAACACGTTTTCGATTACCGGGCAGTTGCATTGAGAATGAGGTTCGGGGATGTCCATTTCTGATGTAATCTCCAAACCGTCCAAGGGTTGGCAGAACTCTACGCACCCGTCAGAGCCGTCGAACGTCAACGAAGTGACCCACGGGGATTTATCCATTGCCTCTTTTGTGGCGACTCGTTCAGCGTGGATTATCTCGGTTCGCGCAAGCCTCATCGAATCAAAGTTCAGGGAACGCCCGTAAGGTGTCAGTGTGTCAACGTGCCTGTTCGGTAGGGTGAACCCGTCAAGTTGTTTTGCGAGCATTTCGGGGTTGAGATGATTCCTCATCCCGTTTTCAACAATCTTCAGGATGTCATCTGAGTACGTGCCTAAATCCCATATCCTCCCCGAAAGAGTAAACCCGGAGGGAAGCTCCGCGAACATCGCCTGTTCGGCAACCTTTTCAGCTATCCCCACAACGGGATTTGCACCTATGGTGGAATATCTGTAACCGACCGCCAGCATAAATGCCGTTGCAACCTTCGTAGAAGCCCCCAGTTGGACTTCCATCGTGTTATGGTAGTTCTCAGCGTAGTCTTTGGTGATACGCTTTATAGAGGCTCTGTACGCGCCGTCAAAGTCCTCTTCTCTTCGGGGTAAATAGAGGTTCCCCCGCAATCGAACAAGAAGACGGGCAAACTTCTTCTCGTTTTGGCGCAGGAACTCGCTTCTCTTCACAACAGGGTAGCCTTTGTGGGAGCGGGCATCTTGAAGTGCTTGCCGCTGCCCGGGCTCCCATCAACCGTGCTAACCACTGCATCTTCCGCTTCGACGTAGACCCGGAGCCCGCCGAACTCCTCCGACATCTCGGGAGGGCAGGAATACGCGTATACATCGAAGCTGTGAATCGGAGGATGCCCGTTTACAAGTACGGTTCCGCTTAGATCAGCCATTTGATTTCTCCTTGCACTTACAAGCCTTTTGAGTCTTTTTACAAATCGGGCAAAACGATATCTTCACAGGGGCAAACAACGGATCAGGAAGTCGTGAGCCGTCTGCCAAGCGCCCGTTTCTGTACCCGTATTTACCGATCGTCAAGGAACCGCGCCCTTTCTGTGATGATCTTCGCGATTACCCTTTCTGGGTATTTCTCGCCCAGCTCCTCCAAAGCCCCGTGAACGCTTTGCAGAGACGCGGCAAGCTTTTGGGCTTCGATGGCGACTTTCTCCGCTTCATTTTCGGGAAGGGGGAGGTGGGGGATAACCCTGTTGGCATACTGCCCCTGGACATTCTGGTATCCGTCGAGCTTGAAAATCTCGCTCATCTTCAACGTCATCTTGTTCGCCTCGACCAAACGGGACTTCCACACTCTCCACGACTGTTGAGTCGCAGAGACCAGGTCTGAGTACAGCAGTTTCAACGCTACTCCCGAGACCAAACCGAAGCCTTTGATTCTGTCCGGGGTTATGTCCGGGACATCTGCCAGGAGGTGCATAAGGTTCTCTAAACGAGTTAGGAAATCCCCAAGAGCTTGCGCGTACTGAAATGACGATTCGAGCTTTTTAACGTCGGGCTGTTCGCCCCCGAGATTCCAGATTTCCCCAGGCGAGATTTTCAGCCCCTTCTCGGCATCTGGCGAGGCTCCCAGCAGAACCGTGACGGCGAAGAGGTTGAACCTGAGCGAATCAGCCGCATCAGACATGGTCTTGTTGTACTGGTCGAGAAGAGGTTTTAAGTCTTTGAGATACGAAGTGCCGAAAACTTCCCCGGTCAAGCATTCGTTCCCCAGAATTTCAACGGGGAGAAAGTTCAGCCCCGTTTTTACGTGATCGTATTTCGGCTGACCCTCCAACGGTCGGAGGTTCAAGTCATACAGACCTTCGGTCAAAAGGCATTTGTCATCGACCATCTCCCACGACTGTTTCCAAATTGTTTTGTCGTTGTCCCAGAACGAACAGAAATGTACCGCGTTGAAAGTGTCGGGTTCGAGTTCGTCAGGAACGGGGAACACCTCTTGACAGGGGGAGAAGTTCCACCTGACCCCACGGTTCGGGATGTACCTTACTGTCAACCCGACCGTCCCGCCGATGAAAAAGTCCTTCGCGGCTTCAAGTAGTTTTTCGGGTAGTCGGTTCTCATCCCAGTTGGAATACAGAAGGCTTTCCCGACCTGAAGCGGCATCGTTGGCGCGGTTCTGTTTGTCGGAAGGCTTGTAACCTTCGGTCTCCATCTGCTCCGGGGTATCGACGTTCTCGGGGGGGCATTCGACATCGGGGGCCGTCTCGAACATCCACGCGGACCTCTTCTTCACAAACCATCTCGCGAGGTTGATGGTCAGTATCGTAGGTGTGTACCCCAAAGAGTGGGGCATGGACCACTTCTGACCGTCCAGATCGTAGTACGAGTAATACTCGTTGGCGGTCGAGATTCTTTCAAGAGCCGCCTGTGAGAGAAATTGATATTTCTTCCCGTAGACCTCTGAGGTGATCTTGTCCACCACGTTTACGTCAAGGTTCTCTTGAGGAGTGACGCTTTTCCATGCCGATTCGACTGTCATCTAAAGCCCCTTCGCGAGGTCGCGTGACCTTGTTTGTGTTGGGAGTACACCATGTACCGCAGGGAGTCCATGCAGTGGTTGTCAGCGTCTACGGGTTGGTCCTTCAAGACCTTGCCCTGATCGTCTTCGGGATAATGGTAAATCTCAAATTCCCGCGCCGTCTCGGGACAGGCGTTGAAGTCCATGCGGAACAAGTCTTGCTCGATCAAACGGTTCAGGGCCGAGATACCAGGGGTTATCTCGTTCTTCCCCTTGCGGGCATCAAGCCCGACATTGCGGAACTCTTGCAAATACTCCGGTCGCGAGGGGTCGCACCAAAAAGTAACGATGCCCCACTTCTCTTTTAATTCCCGCGCTTTTTCCGCGACCGTCTCTATCGGCGTTTTGGTCTTGCAATACTCTGAGACCAAATGAATCTGTCTATCGGAGCCAACAAGCCCGGTCAGGATCACCGACGGGTCGCGCCAACCCCAATCACAACCCGCCAGGGCGTATTTATAGCAACTCGGATCGGGTTCGAGATGATGTTTCTCGACGGATATCTGCGGGTAGACAAGACCCTCCCATGCGGTGAACTCCCCGAAAAACTCTTGCCGCAGGAAAGCCCCAGAGTAGGATTCCAGCAGGGATTCGATGTATTCCTTCGAAAGATGCTTGTTCTCCGAAGTGGCCCCGCACCACCATTCGTAGTTTCGCCGCTTGTCCTTTACGAACTCATCCCATATCCAGTTACGGCCCTTGGGCGTAGTCGAAAGCCAGCCCCTTTCGGGGGGTTTGCGAATACGGCCTGCCATGATCCGCCAGGTGTTAAGCGAGACTCGGGCGGCTTCATCGATATAAAACCAACCCAAGTTAGGCCCGCGCAAGTCGCCTTCCCTGTCACATGAGCGAAAGTAAATCTGTGACCCGTTGTAAGCAGTGGCAATCAAATCCTGCTTGTTGAACTCAGGGAAGTACCGTTTCCACCCGTCGTCAATCCCCAGTGCCGTCCACAACTCGTCCGTTATCATCGGCAGGACAAAGTCCTTCATGTTGCGATACGTCGAGGCTACAATCACTCCCCGCGACCCCGGATACTCCAGAGCCGTCCTCACGGCTTCCAGGCAACCGGAGAATGTCTTGCCCCCTCCCAGGCCGCACACCATCGCCCTGAACCTCGCTTGAGACCCGTGGAACTTCAACTGTGTGGGGGATAGGTCTACTTTCAGTTCCATTTACGCTCTCATTGACGAAAACAAACGTAACCGCCTCTTTAGGGACTTTTTCGGGAGCCCTTGCTGACAGTTGTATCTTGTCGTAGTAAATGCCGTGAATCAGGGCAAGGTCTTTCGCGCTTATCTTCTCGTCCGGGTCGCGGAGTTTGGCTTCCAGGCGTTCGGAGGCAAGATGAACGATTCGCCATGCTGCGGCTCGATACTTGCGGATTTCCTTCGCTCGTTCCTTGTCGCCGTCGAGGAGGGCCATTTCCTCCGCGTCGGGGAGTTGAAGATACCTCTGAACCGTGGAAACAGAACGCCCGACAGCCTTCGAGATGCTTTTGAGAGAGTAATTGGCATCCCGCATGACCTTGGCGCGTTCGACTAGTTCGGGATCGACCTTCGGGCCCTTGGACTCTTTAGAGTAGCGGTCTTCACATTCAGGCATTTTGTTTCTCACGATTTTTTCGAGGGGTAGGGGCTTTTGATTCTCAAGTTGTCAAGGAGTGAGGATTTTGCTTGCTTGCGCTCAAAACGCATAACCCCCCCCTGGCTTAACACTCTGACTACTGGTTAATGCAGGGTGCGCCAGGGAGATGCTGGCCCACACTCAGGGAATGTAGTCTGGTTACAATGACCGAACCGTTGTATAACTGCACTACATCAGCAGTTTTTAAGTGGGCGGGCAGAGAGGCGGTGCAGGTCTTCCCCACCGTATCCCCACCATATCCTTCCCTCTCCTACTCAATTCCCCCATATCCCCCGTATGAACCTACCCCCACCTACATTTGGACACTTAATACTCTGTTCACTACTTAGCACTTAACACCGTCTAATATATGCTAGATACTTGCATATGCTAAGTATCCTCTGTTGTGGTATGATCTACTTGACCTCAGAGATACCATCTCCTTGGCTTACTCCTGCTCTATGCGTGTGTGACCTGTCTACTGAGCGTAGGGCTCTCTTGAGTATCCATAGCTTGAACTTGAGTGACCATACTCCCTTGAGATTGATGTGTACCGTGAGCGTGTCTGCGTTCAATCTCCTGCCTCCTGTCTCCTGTCTCCTGTCTCCTGTCTCCTGTCTCCTGTGGTACTATCTGGTATGGCTCGTCGTCTCCTGGTAGATACACCCACACGCCACCGCTGTCGTCACCCCACATACTCACTGGTACGGTGTCTGACTGTGTGTCTACTACTGCCAGCGTGCATTCATCCGCGTCTACATCTAGTACCGTGCGGCCCTGTGTGCTGACGTGTACTCTTAGTCTGCTCATTTCCAGACTGCCTTCTTCGCACGCTCGAGAACGTCTATCATGCCGTGTTCTCTCACAAACGTTTCTCGGCCTTGCATGTGGTACTCATCGTGATGCTTTCGACAAACGTAAAGATAGTTATCTGGGTGCTCAGCCCTGCTCTTGTGTGCGCCTTTGGTAAGCAGGTGATGTCTGTCCACCGCGAACTTGCCGCAGCCTGGTACCTGACAGCGCTGAAGACTTGCTGCCATCACGTCCTTCGGGACTCCTGCTCACCCCTCCACCATGGGCCAAAGAATTTCTCTGCTGTAGGGCATGGCGGTCGTTGGTTACATTTGGAACCACGACTAGAGCACCATATACAACAGACGCGGCAAGGCGGTCTGGGCTCACAACACAGATAAGCCCCACATTGCGGCTTTCCGCGACTACGTAGCACAATGTCGGGACATATCTCTTTCAGGGACGGAGAAGACCACACATTAACTCCTCATTGCTTGAACGTCACGCCCTTGCCTGATTGCAACCTCTCATTGATCTCCAGGGCGTCTTCACACGAAACATCGAAGATGATCCTGTTGGACTCTCCGTCAGGCGCAGGCTCGACCCAATAGGCGGAAGGGGTGAACGTGCGCTGGGCCTGTGCCTTGACCTCTTGGCCCTTCGCTCTCTGTGTCAACTCTCTGACTCCCCAGCCCTCGGCCTCTGCCTGATCGAGTAGTGATGACTGCTCAGCGGGGGGCAGTGCTGATACTGCCCTATGATGTGACCAGGATAGGCCGGGGTGTCTGTTGGCGGGCGGGACGCGCTCAGCTACCCACTGATAGCCCCGTATCGTGGCTGGGGAGATGTCCTCTGGTATGCCCTGTGCGTAGCTCTCGCCGTACTGGAGACAGCCGTATGCCAGGATATCCCCGACCCACCAGGGCGATGCAGTGGACAAGCCGCTTACCATCTCGACGGCTTCTGACCATTCGTCTAGTGTCAATGCACGTGCAACAGTGATGGTCAGGCCGTCGGGACTGATAGCGTCGCCAAATATCATGTAGCCTCCGTAGGCTGGGATTGTCGCGGTCCTACCGTAGCAGGACCGTGGAGATGAGATGATCGTCACCTATGTTTTACGGCCCGGTGACGCTGGGCCAAAACGGGCATCAAAAAAGGCCACCTGTGAAGCGACCCCTTGTCTCTTGGTTTAATTCTCTCTCAGTATCCCACGAATGACACACAATGTCAAACCATCTTCTTCTCACACTCTGAACAATACCGCCGGCGGGGCTGATCATTTTCGTTCCGACAACGCAGGCACAAGCCATCTTCCAAGTCGCGGAAGCGGGCAAGGCCACGGTTAAGCGCTTTCCACAGTCGTCTTTCCTGTTCGTCCTTCTCAGCGTAGTACGCAGGGTTGGTAATTGTAATTCCCTCCGTGGACACGTGATGCTGTGGATTGAGCCGGGCATTCTTCTGACTTACCTTTACACCGTCCAATGCAGATACGGGTTCGTCGAAGTCCTCCCGGCTCCCGTCTGTGTAGGCACGCTCAACAAACATGGACAGCAAGAGGTCGACCGCTTCACCGATACTGCTCTTGTGTCCATGACTGCTACTGTTATCCAGTTGTCCATAATCATTCACGCTGCCCTCCCGGCATAGTATCGCAGTCGGCGCATTGCGTTCCTTCGCTCCCTCTGACACTCAGCGCAACGCACGGGACCCCCGCGCAATTCCGTGATTAGTGCGCCACACTCACACAGTCGAGCACCCGCCAGAAGCGCGTATGCCCGATCCAAAAACTCGGCGTCCTCGGGAGAAAGAACAGGGGCCGGAGTACGCTCATCCTCAACCCTCGTGATATACTGCGCTGCATCGATCCACATCTTGTACCTCCAAAAAATCCTTGACCATTGGCGCAAATCTGCACATAGTCACGGGCCGCTGGATAGGTATGCCTCTTAGTCCACAAGTGACGGCACGGGGAGAACGCCGACTGAGGCACGGACAGCGACCGTGTGGGGCGTTCGCCCACAGTCTGGTATCCCAACACACCTCAACTTCCATCGGGCCTCCTAGCCTTGTAGAACGTGCATGACTCGATCCATGCTCCTGTGCCGTGGTGACAGATAAAGCACTTGGGAGCGTGTTTGCACGTGCAACAGATTGACGGGCGGACAGGTCGGGCTTTCGGGACATGTGGTTGTGCTGTGGGCCATACACGCTGGATCATGCCACCCCCCATTCCGCTAGAAACTGCCGTGCTGTACCGTGGAATACTGGTATGCCCACCTTCTCGGCGTGGTCCGCTTCGATGTCCGCGCCAATGCTGATCCCCGGTATGCGAAGCATGACATCACAGCGCTCCAGATAGTGAAGATCAAGCTCATACCACGCATCTTGCCCCATTGGATATACCAGTTGCCACAGGAGCGACAGGTGGGGAATGAACGGAATGTACCCACCTGCGTACAGTGTCTTGCCCGCGTCTATGGCTATGCGCGTGTTCTCGACAGGATCAGGACGGGTGTAAGGTCCGCTAATGTAAATGAGTTTCACTGAGCATCACGCTCCTGGTACCCTCTCGAAACGGGCATAGCACTCAGGACACAGAGACTTCGGCTGTTGCTCAAGTTCAAACTCCCTTGCGGGCTTCACGACTGTGTAGAACCGCGTCTTGCCACAAGAGCAACACTCCCAACTGTCTCCGAAATATTTTTGCAAGTTCACACTGGGAAGCGTGTTCTGCAATTCGAGATTGCTAATTCTCTTGGACAACCTACGTTCGATGTCTTCAACCCATTCTTCACTTGCAATAACCTGCGATTTGTTATCTACGCTCACACTGCATCACGCTCCCTTATCGTCTCGTGCAAATACCCCATGACGTTGAACATCAATGCACACAGCGCATCCTCCATGCCGTCCCTTGACGGTATCCCTCGATGCTCTTTCCACCAATCCATGAAGTGCCTCCACGCGCTTTTGATGTACACGCTTTTCGGAAAGCCTTTCTGCCAGTTGTCACTTGCCCGCAGATCACCATCCGACTGTATGCGGTGGCGGGTCATGTACTCGCCAAACGCCTCGATCACCAGGGGCGAAAGGAATCCCTCATAGTCAGGCTTACCATCATCTGTGTCACGGGTCGCGCCCGACTCGAACGTGCGGATAGGTGGACGCTGGTAGTTCGCATCTAGCGTTGCGCTGACATAACAGGCACCGTGATACATTGCATCTTGGGCAGGTATGCTTATGATGCCGGGGCCGCGCTTGACGGGCTCGCCGCAGATTGGGCATTGTTTCCGACGGTAGTTTACGGGTCGGACGTGCCCGACACACTCATCACTCATCACTCACCGTCCCTTCACCACGGATACGGCTTGCCGAGTCTGCGGGCTACCTCGCGACCTACAGCCTCGGCGGACGCGTCGGAATGATTGGATAGCGCGGAGTCCAAAAAGCTCTCAAAATCATCCTCGGGGAGGTCGTCTGAGTACCCGTCGTAACCCTTGATTGTCTCCACTAGATCATTGATGGCCCGGTCTATCTCGTCATGGAAATCACTCATCACTCGCTCCCTTCTGTGTCGCGGGGTGTCCACTCTTGGCAAACGTTCTCGTCTTTCTCGCCACCAACGCAGTCTTCTCTGTGGCTACAATGCCCGCAGTTGTACTCCCCCTTCAGCACCGCCAGCGCTATCTCGCGGGCGCGGGGAGTGGCGAGATGCCACGCGTCCATGAGTTTGCGCTGTCTGTCTCGCGCCATCTGTGTCGGGCCGTCACTCATCTAATCCACACCTCCCATTCGTT